CGGCCGCCGATGATGCAGTTGAGGCCGTCGCTGAACTCGAGCCGCGTTCCGTCGAGAAAGCCGCCCTCCACCTCGATGCTGAGGATGCGATGGTGCGGGTGATGGCTGCCATCCTTGCGCTTGCGCGCCGCAGGAACACGCACGGGCGACTTGTCCATTGATTGCTCCCCCACCTGTAACGCCGATGCGGCCGTTCACCATGCCGCACGGGGCGGCTCTTGCGTTCACTATTTGTTCTACCGTACACACAGAGTCAATCCCCCGAATTTTGATTCGGCCCGCTCTGCTTCGAGGGAACTCCCGGAGTTTCCGGTAACCGCATGATTCGACTGTGCTTCGTGATCGATGAATTTTTCCACAGGTTTCCGGCAACAGGGACAAGCCGGATGATGCCGTGCGAAATTGCCTTGGGTGTGGAAACAAAGCCGGGGGCAGTGTCTCCGTTGGATGAAAGGTGTCCCGACAGGTGATGCGTAAAATGGCGATCGCTGCCGGTTTGATGGCTGGCCTTCTTTTCGTGGCGGCCACAGCCTCGGGCGCGCCGTTCATCCAGGGCACGGCATCCGTTATCGACGGCGACACCATCGAAATCCATGGGCAGCGGATCCGGCTCGATGCCATCGACGCGCCGGAGAGTTCTCAGTTTTGCCTGGACGCCGCCGGCAAACGATATCGCTGCGGCCAGAAGTCCGCCTTCGCGCTCGCCGACATGATCGGGCGCTCAGTTGTGAGTTGCGAGCCGAAGGGGCGCGACCGCTACAAGCGCACCATCGCCGTCTGCTTCAAGGGCGAGATTAATCTCAATGCCTGGATGGTCGCGCAGGGCTGGGCCGTGGCGTTTCGGAAGTATGGAATCGATTACATTGGCGAGGAAGACGAAGCCCGACTTTCCCGGCGCGGCATCTGGGCTGGTTCCTTCGAGATGCCGTGGGACTGGCGGGCGCGGAACAAATGAGCCGCAAAGCCGCCGCGCAGGCACAGCAGGCGCCGCAGGATGTGCTGGCGGGCATCGTGGAGCGTGTGACGTTCCACAATGACGAGAGCGGCTTCTGCGTGTTGCGCGTCAAGGCGCGCGGGCACCGCGACCTAGTGACTGTGGTGGGCCACTCGGCCGCGATTTCGGCAGGGGAATGGATCACTGCGACGGGTGAGTGGTTCAACGACCGGACGCACGGGCTGCAGTTCAAGGCGCGGTTTCTCAAGACCACCCCGCCCACCACGGCGGAGGGCATCGAGAAGTATTTGTCCTCCGGCATGATCCGCGGCATCGGTCCGGTCTATGCAAAGAAGATGGTGAAGGCCTTCGGCGAGCAGGTCTTCGACATCATCGAGGCCAATCCAGAACGGTTGCGCGAGGTGGACGGTATCGGCGCGGTGCGCGCGCAGCGGATCGTTTCCGCCTGGGCCGAGCAGAAGGCGGTGCGCGAGATCATGGTGTTCCTGCACAGCCATGGCGTCGGCACGACGCGCGCGGTGCGGATCTACAAGACCTATGGCGCCGACGCCATCCAGGTGATGACCGACAATCCCTACCGCCTTGCCCGGGATATCCGCGGCATCGGTTTCCGCACGGCGGATGCCATTGCCATGAAGCTGGGGATCGAGAAGACGGCCATGATCCGGGTGAGGGCCGGGATTTCCTATGCACTGACGGAAGCCATGGACCAAGGCCACTGCGGCCTGCCGGTTGAAGAACTGGGCCCGTTGGCGGTGGACCTGCTTGATGTGCCGAAGGAACTCATCCAGACGGCGCTGGAATTTGAGCTTTCCGAGGGCACCGTCATCGCCGATGCGGTGGGCGAAACCCGATGTGTATTCCTCGCGGGCCTCTACAGATCCGAGCAAGCCATTGCCGAGCGCTTGCGGACACTCGCCGGCGGCAAGCTGCCCTGGGCTTGGATCGATCAAGAAAAGGCGCTGCCGTGGATTGAGCAAAAAACCGGTCTGAGCTTGGCCCCGACGCAGATGGAAGCCATCAGGCTAGCCCTCATGGCCAAGGCGCTGGTCATCACCGGCGGGCCGGGCGTGGGTAAGACCACCATCGTCAATTCCATCCTGCGCATCCTCGCCGCCAAGGGCGTGAACCTCCTCCTCTGCGCGCCCACCGGCCGCGCCGCCAAGCGCATGACGGAGGCCACCGGCTTCGAGGCGAAGACGATTCACCGCCTGCTCGAGGTTGATCCCAAGGGCGGCGGCTTCAAGCGCAACGCCGAGAACCCGCTCGACCGCGAGTTGCTGGTCATCGACGAGACGTCCATGGTGGACGTGCCCCTGATGCATGCCCTCCTAAAGGCACTGCCCGACAGTTCCGCCCTGCTCGTCGTCGGCGACATCGACCAGTTGCCTTCCGTTGGACCCGGCCAGGTGCTCGCCGACATCATCCAGTCGGAGGCCATCCCCGTCGTGCGTCTGACGGAGGTGTTCCGCCAGGCCGCCGAGAGCCGTATCATCACGGCCGCTCACCGCATCAACAAGGGTCAGATGCCTGACCTTGCACGGCCCGAGGGCGAAAGCGATTTCTACTTCGTCAACGCCGCAGACCCGGCGGCAGCCGTTCCCCTGATCGTCGACCTCGTCAAGAATCGTATCCCGAAGCGCTTCGGCTTCGATCCAATTCGGGATGTGCAGGTGCTGTGCCCCATGAACCGCGGCGGCGTAGGCGCCCGCTCGCTCAACATCGAGCTTCAGGCGGCGCTGAACCCGGCCACGGAGCAGAAGATCGAACGCTTCGGCTGGACCTTCGCGCCCGGCGACAAGGTCATGCAGATCGAGAATGATTACGAGAAGGAAGTCTACAATGGCGATGTTGGCTACATTGATGTGGTCGACCTTGACACCGGAGAGCTGATCGCCAGTTTCGATGGGCGCGCCGTCACCTACGGCTTCGGCGAACTCGACACTCTCGTTCCCGCCTATGCGGCGACGATCCACAAGTCACAGGGCTCCGAATACCCTGCCGTTGTCATTCCCGTCATGACCCAGCATTACGCCATGCTGCAGCGGAACCTGATCTACACCGGCATCACCCGCGGCAAGAAACTCGTCGTGATCGTTGGACAGGCCAAGGCGGTGGCCATAGCGGTGAAGAACGTCTCGGGGCGCCGGCGCTGGACGAAGCTGAGGGAATGGCTCGTCGGGAATGCCACCCCCGCCGGGACGTCGTGACGCTGGCCTTCGCAATGCACTACCGGTTCGACCCACGTATCTTCATTGACCAGCCGATGCATCTGGCCCAGAGCGGCGAGAATGATTTTCGGGTGATTGTCACAGGCCACACTGCCGGCCGCATCTTCGCAACATTCCGCAGCAGCAGCAGGCATGTCTGGCTGTGGACGGTGACACGACCATATCTGCCGGGCGCAGGGCTGAACGGCAGCGGAGATGCCGACGATCTGCCAGATGCGGAGAAGGCATTCCGCGCCACGTTCGACGCATGGCTTCAATGGGCGATTCGGCAAAACGCGCCGGTCGCATGGCACGAGTAGTGACCGGCACTCACAGGTTATCCACACGACAGTCGCCCGCTTGATTTCGAAGATTTTGTTCTGGCTTTCAGAGCGCTGAAACGTGCTTGTTCTGATCTGTTTTCCGCGATTCTCTTGCTCATCAACTGGAGTTTCAAACGGTCTTGATGAGCACCAACCCTACACCCCCGCACTGGACCCCGCCGGAGCGCATGACACCATCCGAGCGGCTCGATGAACTGGCGCAGATTCTGAGCGCCGGCCTGCGGCGTATCCTGCCCGAACAGTCCAGCACTTTATCTGACCCGGCCCGAGACAGTTTGGTCGACTTCTCGCCCCTGAAGAGCGGTGTTCACCGTCGGAAACTTCGCAACCGAGTTGGAGGATGATGATGAAGACTGCGACGAAACCCAAACCCCAGGCACTGCCGCGGCCTGGCCACGATGTTGCCACCGATGGCGCCGCGCTGGCGCAACTGGCAGCGCTGCAACGCATGTCGGTGAATGAGCTGAAGGCCAAATGGGAGGCTCTGTTCGGCACCGCAGCGCCCAACAACGCACGGGCCTTTCTAGAACTCCGGATCGGGTACCGCATCCAGGAACTGACGTACGGTGGCCTGAGCCGCGAGACCCGCCGCGTGCTCGACCTTCTCGCCGACGAGGTAGAAGGCAAGATTGTGCGAAAGGGCATGTCGGTGGATTCAAGAAATCCCCTGCCCGGAACACGGCTCCTGCGGGAGTGGGACGGGGTCGAACATGCGGTCAAAGTGTTGGCTGACGGATACGAGTGGCAGGGCCGCAAGTACCGTTCCCTCTCCGCTATTGCCAAGGCCATCACAGGCACGAGCTGGAACGGCTTTCGGTTCTTTGCGCTGGGCGGAAACGGGAGGAAGCGCTGATGGCAACGACAATTCACAAGCGCTCGCGCTGCGCCATCTACACCCGCAAGTCTTCCGAGGAAGGGCTCGACATGGAGTTCAACTCCCTCGAAGCTCAGCGCGAGGCGTGCGAGGCCTATGTCGCCAGCCAGAAGGCGGAGGGGTGGGTCGCCATCCGCGACCGCTATGATGACGGCGGCTTCTCGGGCGGCACGCTGGACCGGCCCGCGCTGAAGCGGCTGATCGCCGACATCGAGGCCGGGCTCATCGACGTCATCGTCGTTTACAAGATCGACCGTCTGTCGCGCTCACTAATGGACTTCGCGAGACTGGTCGAGGTGTTCGACCGCAACAACGTGACTTTCGTGTCCGTCACCCAGTCGTTCAACACCACCACCTCCATGGGGCGCCTCACTCTCAACATTCTGCTGTCCTTCGCGCAATTCGAGCGCGAGGTCATCGGCGAGCGCATCCGCGACAAGTTCGCCGCCTCGCGCAAGCGTGGAATGTGGATGGGGGGCTTCGTACCGATGGGCTATGACGTCAAGGACCGAAAGCTGGTGGTCAACACAGCGGAGGCGGCAACGGTGCGGATGATCTTCGAGCGCTTCGCCACGCTCGGCTCCGCCTCCACACTGGCCCGCGCCCTGCAAGCCGAGGACGTCCGCAACAAGCGCGGCAAGCGAATCGACAAGGGCTTCATTTACAAGCTCATCAACAACCGCATCTATCTGGGCGAGGCCGTGCACAAGGGGACCTCCTACCCCGGCGAACATGAGGCCATTATCACCCGGGACCTCTGGGACGCCGTCCATGCCATCCTGAAGGCGAGCCCTCTCCAGCGGCGCGCCAGGAACCGCAACAGTTGCGAGGCGCTGCTCAAGGGCATCATCTTCACCGACACGGGTGCAGCCATGACGCCGACCTACACGCGAAAGGGCGAACGGCTCTACCATTATTACACGTCGATGGACCTGATCCGGAACCGCGACGCGCGAAGCGGCGAGGGACCTATGCGACTTGCCGCCGCCATGGTCGATGGCGCGGTCATCACCGAGATGCGGCGGATCATCGGCACACCCGAGGTTGTTGCGCGCGTGATCGAAGCGGAACGCCGCGATAGTGGGCAGGCCGACCAGCGGGCGATAGTGGCCGCGCTCCATCGGTTCAGTGACCTCTGGGACGCCCTCTTTCCCGCGGAGCAGGCCCGCATTGTGCGGCTTCTCGTTGAGAGGGTCACGGTCGGTCCGAGCGGCATGGCCGTCGATCTTCGCAACAACGGTATCGCTACCCTCCTCCGGGATCTGAACTCCAACACTACCATGGAGGTTACTGCATGAGCAGTCCCAACGACACTATTCGGGTCGTGATCCCGCTCACGATCCGCCGCCGCAATGGGCGTCCCAGGGTGCTGCCGCCGGAGACCGTGGCCGACCAGCAAGTGCGCTCGCAGGATCCGCACATCCTGAAAGCACTGGGCCGCGCGTGGGCGTGGCGGCGGAAGCTTGAGAACGGCGAAATGGCGACAGTCGGAGATATCGCCAAAGCGGAAGAGGTCACCGATCGCTTCGTCAGCCGGACCATGCGACTGGCTTTTCTGGCGCCGGAGGTGCTGGAGCGGCATGTAGTTAAGCAGCAACCGCCAGCACTCTCCGTAGCAGAACTCATCGATGCAACCTATCTGCCATGGGCGAGGCAGGCCAAGCGGATGTTCGCAAAGTGAAATTCTGCAGCAGGACGCCGTGCTCGAGCGCAGCTCCAAAAGCTCGGGAACTGCGAGATGGCGACGGCCAGAGATATCGACGAGGCGGAGCTACCGGACCACACGGTTCGAGCGCGTGACTTCAAGCATTCGCCAGCCAGGCACATGGGCCGACATGAGCGCCTTAAACAACTTTCCATGATTTGGAATTCGCAGATGCAAAAGCTCATGCGCGACTACAAAGTCCTGGAACC